CCTGGTATGATATTTCCTGTTGTTGCGTATGCTCCGACTGCTGCAACGAATCCGATCATTGCCATCCAACCGTTGAACTTTTCTGCTTCTGGTGTCATTTTTTGTACCTAAAATAATGGGGGAATAATTGTGCCAAATAAACCGTAGTTTACTGTGGCGATGATAAGACCTAGCATTGCTAGTCTACCATTTACTTTCTCAGCGTATCTCCAATATGAATGATTGAAATCCATTAGAAGATACCAGGAATGATTTGTCCTGTTGTAGCATAAGCACCGATCAAAGCAACGAAACCAATCATTGCCCAACGACCATTTACTTTCTCTGCATTTTGTGGGTACCCTTCATACGATACGGAATCATCTATGTAAGGCACAGTTTCATTTGGAAAAGCATTTTGTCTTCCACCTGATTCAGTAGTTACGGTCATTGTTGATTATGAACTTTTGTTACATTATTATATAGGAAACATAAAGTTTTGTAAAGTTATATTTACATTTGTAATGCTTATAGCAGTGATTACCTATCCTTATCAATCGGTGTCGTGAACTTGAGATACAAGGATATCACTATGGCAGCAGGTACAGTTGTAAGGAAGATGATCATCATAACCATCAACACCATGTTAGCAATATCTGACATACATTTGTAAAGAAGTGTTACTATTTATTGCAATGCTGCTGTACCCACCCATGTACATCATTTTTCATGACATGTGCAGTCATATGTACACCTTCTATTAGGACTATACAACCTAATAACATTGGCACTATGAGTTTTACCATAAAAAAAGGGGGTCGTTAGACCCCCTTATTATACTACGTTATTGTTAGAATGTATATTTTGTTCCTAACTTCACACCGTATGCGTTATCTGTAGTCTCTTTTGTTTGAACTGAAAGTTCACCATAAACACCAACCTTATCGTTGAATGCTACGTTACCACCAACTTTACCTAAGAAGTCAGTTGTTGACTCGCCACCGTCAGCAGAAGATACGACAGGTCCTCCCTGTACGAACCAGTTCTGACCTTCCCAACCGATTGCTAAATCTGTAGTTGTTGAAGTGTAGTCTGTTCCTGTGTATGCTTGGTTCATTTCTACGTTCACATAAGGACCAGCAAAAGCAGCTCCTGTGAATAGTAGTGGTGAGGCAGCAAGTGCTGCGATTGTTGATTTGATCATTGAATTTCTTATGTCTCTCGCAGAATACTATTACCCTGCGGATGATACCACTCCCGACAAGGGTGGTCTACGCAGGGGCACGATCTTTCGATCCCGTTGTAATGTTATTTAGTATACAATTTCTTTGGGATTGTGTCAAGGTTTTAATTTGCTAAAACCTTTATCTTTGACAAACTCCATAGAATAGTGGAACTTATCATATAATTCATTCTTATGACTGATGATGAAAACGTTGGCATCTTCTAATACAAACCTCACGATCTTGAGGAACTCATCAGTACCAAACCCATCAAGTGATGAGTCAAACACCTCATCCATAATCAATAAATTTGTGACAACACTATTCTTGAGTCTTGCAATATCTCTCCATGTGAACAAGAGTGCAAGGTCAATCCTCATCTTCTCACCCTCTGAAAATGATGCATAGGAAAATCTCTCATGCATGGGTGTCTGTATGCTCTCACCAAACTCTTCATCTAAGGTGAAGTTGATGTAGAAATCCATCCTCTGTAGATAGTCATTGACTTGACGATTGATGAGAGGTAGATACTTACGTATGATAGACTTCTTGACACCATCATCATTCATCAACATCTTAGATTGATCTAAGTATTCATGATCATCTTTTAGTTCTGTCAGTTCAGATAATATATCTTTGAGTCTGGTCTTATATTCTTCTAACTTGTCATTCTCAGCAGTTCGATTTTCAAGTTTGTCGGTAATGTTTTGAATTTCTGTTTCAAGATCCTTTTTGAGTTTTGTTGTCGTAGATAAGTGAATGTTGTGTTGAGAAATCTCATTGTTGAGTTTAGTAATCTCGTTTTGAAAACCTAAGAACTTAGCATATCTCTGCTCTTCAGCACTGACTGCTTCCTCTAGTTCCTGTACGTTCGCCCTATACTTAGCGATGTCTTCTTCGAGTTTGCCAATCTTATCTATACGAAACTTTTCGTCTATAGACTGTGTGCATTTAGGGCAAACCGTATTGTTATTCCAGAACCCTAGTTCACTACTAGCATCTTGTCTTTTGAAATTTACCTTGTCTCTAAATCTTTCTAATTTCTTTACAGTATCACCTGATCCAATATACTCTGCCATTGCTTTTTCTTTTTTACTGACACCAGTGATAAGTTCCTCAACACGTTCTTGATAGTCGGTAAATTTTTCGTCACAATCAGCAATTTTTTGTCTCTTCTTGTTGATGTCATTCTCACCTTCCTCCTCTATTTGTTTGATGAATCGTTTCTGCATTACTATTTTATCTGCAACAGATTCTTTCTTCAACTCCAACACCTTGATACGATCACGACACACCTTCAGTTTCTCTTTCAATAAGTCAGACATACTAGAGAACACCTTGATATCTAAAAGATCTTCTATGACTTCCCTACGATGTGGAGCACTAAGTTGCATGAAGGGAACAAAAGAAGCACTCCCAAGTATAACGATTTGAGTGAATGACTTGTAATTTAGTTTGAGTATTTGTCCTTCCAAATACTTCTGCTGATCGTTTGCAGATGCATCCTCATTCAGTTTCTGCCCATTCCTATAGATCTCAAATACATTCGGTTTGATTCCACGTATGACTTGATAATCTACACTTGATATAGAAAAGTCTATTTCCACTCTCGCATCTCTCTCATTGATACTGTTGATCAATTGAGTCTTACTTATCTTTCGGAATGGTTTACCGAACAAAGAGAAAGTCAAGGCATCAAGTAAGGTGCTCTTACCCGAACCATTGTTACCCACAATCAATGTATCTTTGTGTATATTCAGAGGGATAGTAGTAAAATAATTTCCTGATGATAGAAAATTCTTATACTTTATACTTTTAAACTCTATCATTCTTTGGTGGTGGAATAACTAAATCTTCTTTTCCTATTATAGTATACCTTGTACCTGTTCTTTCGCAAGCAGCAATTGCTACAGTGTCCTTCACATGTATCACCGCCATTTCTGGATCTCCTTGTGCCTCAAGTTGCTCTGCATATCTGTAGGCATCATCTTTCTCCTCGAACATGAAGACAACTTTTTCTCCATACTCATTCAAGACAGCGTAAGCACCCTCTTGACTCATACCTTTGACAGTGATTATATGCATTCTAATGCTTCTGTGTAAATTTCACTGATGACTTTCTTTATTCTAACCCTATCTAGATCAGTGTCAAGGTCATCAATATATTTTGTAAGGAGTGTCATGGTGTCCTCAGTCTGATCGATTACTTCGTCTGCAATCGCTAAATGATCTGTCCTCTCTACTATTTTTACATCAACAGGTCTCGCTTTGTCAAGTGCTTTCATGAATCTATTGTATTCCTTCTCATCACTCTTCTGTCTTACAACAACCTTGACTATCTTTCCAGTATACTCTGCAAAATTTGTTAGTTGTCTGGGGGTGTCATGATAATTGATTACCTTGTATAATTGGAATGGATTGTTTATTGTTTTGAGTTTCAATGTCTCTGTATCGTAGATATGAAATCCTCTCTTATCATTCACATCATTCCAAAACATCTCGTACGGATTACCTAGGTAATAGATCGTACCGTTATTACTTCTAGTATGATAATGCCCACTAAAAACTTGTTTGAATTTATTGTATATCTCAAAGTCTGCACCATGCTCCATGAGATGTCCATGAGTAGCAACGAATCCGTTGAGTTCCAAATGACCCATTGCAACTTTACACTTAGTCTCCTTTACTTTTTTGTATGTTTCAATCTCGTTTTCGATGTTGATCCAAGGTATGAAAAGTACATCTAAGTTACCTACTTTCAATTCCTGACACTCAGAAACAATGGTGACATTATCATACTCTCGTAGTAGTAAGTCGATAGTATTAATCTCGTTAGTGTTTTTGTAGAAAGCAGTATGGTTTCCGACAATACTAACCAAACTAATGCCCATATTGCGAATAGGGTCGAAATAATGTTTCTTCGCCCAATCCAAAGAATATGAATCAATACCTTTACGATTGTCAAAAGTGTCACCAAGGTCGAGAATAGTTGTAATACCTTCTCTTTCAAGTGTTGGAAAGAAAGTTTCTTCATAGAACTTTAGGAAGTAGTCGTGATATAACTTTGATCCTTTCTTGAATCCAAAGTGTTGGTCAGTGATAATAGCAACTTTCATTCGTTTACATCATACTCAATTTCGATGACTTTTGATGTTCTCCCCATGGAGTTTGCTCTAGTCAATCGTGTCATAGTGCCACGTAGTTGTGTGGTGATACCCTCTAGTTCAGATAATAGTTCTGCCTCAAGGTCATCTGCAATGTCTCGGTGTCTATCAACTCTCATGGATTCCGTATTGTGAAAGGTCGTAGGTTACGTTTGGTATACCCTCCTGTCTGTGTAGAGTGGGTTGTCCTATTTTTTGTAGGATATCAGCAGGTATTTTTTTCTTGGTGATATCGTAGGGTATCGGTGCATTAGTTAGACAGACACGAACACACTCCCACTCCTCTTCTGTAAGATCGTAGGTCATCTATTATTGTTTCTATATTGTATAGCATCCTTGATCTGATTGTATTCAGATGTCTTACCACTTTCGTCTGCGACGAAAACTTCGTCAAACCCAGATCTCTCTATAATTTTTTGTCTTATCTCTAGTTGTTTCTTTTCTTTTTGTATTCTACGTAGAAAGGCATAGTGTATGATCTGAGTGAAATATGCAAAAGGGTTTGTAGATTTTTCAGGATTGAAATTGTTGATGTATTGCACACAGTTCTCTATACCATCACATATCATATCATCCTTGAACATGTAGTTCACGAAGTTTGGTTTGTATGAGAGGTGTGTTGCTATCTTTAGAAAGCACTCACCCAGATAGTTTGTGATACGAGGTTTAGGTAGACCTGCCTCCTCTGCTTCTTTGATAGATGCTTTATATGCAACGATAGCATACAGGAACTCTTTGTTATTGACGTAGTGTTCAGATCGTTTACGTGCCATTTATGTTCTTTTGTATACACAAATTATAGCATGACTTGACAAGGTTGGCAAATACCGTTACACTAACAGTGTCGCTGTTCAAACGGGGAGCTATAAGTCTTTTTTAGGTTCTTTAGAGGCAGAGTCTGCCTTGTATAACTTTTCTATTATTTCTCTTGCTCTACTTACAGAGTTTATATATCCCATAGTTCTATCAATATCAGGGTGTTGACGCTTGAATCCACTCTCAACTATGTTCTCATAGGTTTTGATAACTAAATCGTCTTTGATCTCAGACAAGGTAATAATTTTATCAAGATTCAATATAAACACATCTTCTTCTGTCATTTTTATCCAAGGTTCAAACTTGTACCCCATGGGTACATTCGCACCAGGGGTGCGAACCTCTGAACATACAACAGGGTTATCAATAATTATTTGTTCTTCTTCTGATGAGTAGTCTACAATGACTTTTGTTAGTATCTCTTCTCCACTAACAAGTTTCACCGTTGCGATGAACTCATCATATGGTTCCTTATTGCTTTCAGATTTTGATCTGAATAATTTCATAACTGAACTTTTCCTCGTTGTAGTATTTGATGCGTTCAATCAAATGATTCAATGTATAGTTTTGTTTTGAACCTTTCTTACAATCATCTGCTATATCATAAAGAGTTGCATTCAACTTATCTTTACTTTTTCTAAGGACTCTACCTATTGATTGTAGAGTTCTGATCCTAGATTTACTAGGAGAAGCGAAGATGACGTTATGTAGATTCTTGATGTTGATACCTGTAGAGAATGTACCGAAAGATGCTATGATGATTGCATCGTTTTCTTTCTCTGTAATCTGCCTGACAGATTCCCTCTCCTCAACATCTACTCCACCGTGAACAAAGAAAATTTTTCGTTCATCTTTATTTATTATATCGTATAAGACCTCGCCATGGGTGGCAACCCTACTGTATAGTATCAATGTGTTGCCTTTCAAGTCCCACGCTAGGTTTCTTATAAACTTATTTCTTTTTTCATGAGTGATAAGATATTGCACCTCATCTTCATAC